GTTGTCGGTGTTTGTGCCGTACTTTCCGTCCACGTCCATCGCCCTGAGGTACTTCTTCTGGAACTTCTTGATATTCGCTTCGTTGTACTCACCAAGACCGAGATGTTCAAAACGTTTCTTTCTCTGTTCTTCAGTAAGCAGTGCCATTACTCCTCACCTTCTTCAAGTTCGTCCTCGTCAGCGTCAGGATCGTTGTCGAGCGCATACAGCGTTTCTGCAAGTTGTGCTTCTGGCAACCCAGCAAGGATTGAAGTCAGAAGCGAATACACAGCAGAAGAAAAAGCCGACAGAAGAACGAATCTCCAATCGACTTCAGTTATGAGTTGTCCAGCAGTCCATACTGCCAATATTACCTGTAAAAAAGTGCGGAAGGCTCTCACGCCAGCCGCTACCCAAAAGTCTTTGTTCATTTGATTGCCTTTCTTGTTGCCATATATCTATGGTGCTGGGTTATGCGGAATTCGCTTTTTTATGATTTCGTGGTATATGCGCATTGAAGCATATAGTAAAATCCTGCGGCTCCATTACGCAACGACAGTTTGCCATCTGATGTAATGTAGGCTCTAACTGTTGATCTTGCCGAATTATCATCAGTCCATGCGGACAGTATGATGGAGAATGCTTCCATAGGCAATGGAAGCCCTTCCACAACTACAAATGTTGCGGATGACGGAGTATTCACTTGAATAACGCCTTTTATTTCGCACATCTGCCCTGTTTTATGGCAAGCAATGTCGCCGACGGCATATTGTTGTTGATCACGAATAATAAAATCGGTTATTTTTGAGATTCCACCTCTTATTTTGCTTGTCGCCATTCATATCTCGGCGTTTATACTGACTGCGTTCCGATTTTTCTCCAAGCGTTCCAAGCAGAAGTGTTTACGTTGCCCTCTCTTATATACAGAATGTGAGTCGCTTCGTCCCAATAAGCCTGCACAACGAATGGATTCGCATTAAATACGAGGAGAGTCCCATACTCTCGACCGCTGATTACTTCTGCGGGGAGTCCAGACACACTGTATGGGTCACCAACAGTCATAAAGATTGTTTCCCACATATCGTTTGCATTAAACGATTCAAGGTATCTATGCAATACTTTTCTCGGATTTGGTATCGTACTAACAGCCATAAGGAGTCACCTCCTTACGCCTCAGACCCCCTTTCGGAAGTCTCGGAGACAAACCCAGCGCTTGCCTCCTTTCTATTGAGTAAGACCCCCCCCCCGAAAATCGGGAGTGCGTTGAATTTACTGCGTTTCATGACTATTCCTCCGTTTCTTCGACAGCCTTCTCCCAGTACTCGCCCTTGAGTCCGAGTCCCTTGCCATCGAGTATCTCAACCATTACGTAGTCGGTATTTGCATCCTTACCGAAAGCGTATGCTCCGAGATATGCGTGGTACGATTGGCTTACTTCATCGAGTGTGTCCTTTACCACCACGCCCTTCTCGATAGTGCCGTTAGTCCTTTTAACTTGTACAAGAAAGTATTTGTCCATGATTTACTCCTCCTCTTCTGCTTGTTTGAGTCCAAGATGTAACGTAAGAGTTGTCGAGCCACTGATCGAGCCAGTTATGGTTAACTGTCCCGTGCCAGTTGTAATATCCCAATGGTCACCAGTCATTGCGGATGGCGTTCCTAAGTACCAGTTGTTTACCACATGGTCTCCATTGATTCTGCTATCATAGAATGTTGTAGGTAAAGAGCTGAATGACGGCACGGTAACCACCAATGTCTTGAGTGACTCTATGTCTGGCTTGTTTGCGATGTACGCATCTGCCGTACTGTCTGTCTCATTCCAGTTGGACTGTACGTTGACCTCTGCTCCGCTTGCGATACCACTCAACTTTGTTTTCTCTGTTGAAGTGTAGTTGTTGTCGGTATGGACGTAGTCAGAGTCTGAAACGAAGTTGCTATCGTTCGTAAGGTCACTTGTTGCTGTCGGGATGCTCGGCTTGTTCTTGATGTAAGCATCGTCTGTGCTGTCGCTCTCGTTCCAGTCGCTCTGCACGTTGGCATCTGCTACGACTTTCGCTACTGTTCCATCGAGTACGCTGACTCCGTTCTGCGTTACGTCTGCTACCGAGCCTGTGCCGTTCTGACCATTCGTCACCGTGAAAGTGGTCGATGTTCCGTCCGTATACGTGATGGTGTACGTATCCACCAGACCGCTCGTACTGGTCTTTCTGATATTCGATATGCCGTTGCCTGTCTCTCCAGTATCACCCGTTTCGCCCTTTGCACCTCTCGGCAGACCGAAGCTGAATACTCCTGTCTCTGGGCTATACGATGCCGTTGCGCTTGCCCCTGTCGGCAGTGTGGTCGCTATCGCAGAGCAGTCAAGCAGTATTTCAGCCGCCGCCTCTGCCCTGTTGACCAGTTCACGCATTTCTGGAAGAATCGTCTCTGGAGAACCGTCAACGATTTCAGGCGGGTGCGGTGAAGCCTCAACGTGGAGCATGACGTTCTGTGAGCCGATGACATCCGTGCCATCTATGATGCTGACCTCTGACAGAATGAAACCGCTCTCACTGGTCATGTCATAGATCGTGGAGAAAGTCACATCGTGTCCGTCCACCGTTCCTGTCACGGAGTAGCCGAAACCGCTCGGCTTGGTGCCCTGCAGTTTAACGGTCAGCCCCGTGAGGTCATACCAGTCAGACCCGTCCTTCATGTGGATGATGACATCACGCCCGATGTCGAACTGTGACACCTCTATGACAGGCATCTGTATCTTTGCAGGTGTTATGTCTAATGTTTTAATCTGTGCCATCTTTCTTTTCCTCTGGAATTGAATTTATTACGTTAGCAAGTTCCTTGATGCAGTCAGCCATCATTAGCGTTGAGTCTCCGTGAGTCTCTATCCTCTGCATCGTGTTGAATATGGCTATTAAGTGCTCTTTCATAAAACCCTCTTTTCAAGTTCAGCTATGCGCTTATTCTGCTCCTGTATGAGTGCGAGCATTGGTGGGATGATGTACCTCTCATTCCAAGTTTCACACTTGCCATCTTCGACATCTACTGCAATCGGGTACACTTTATGCAAGTCCTCTGCGATGAAACCCGAAAGCGGTCTGTTATAACGGCAGTCATCTTTGCCGAGATAGCCATCGTTATAGACGAACTGTATTACCTCTGCGTCATATAGTCTGTGCGGATCAAGCGTCTCTTCCTCGATAGGCTTGATGTCGTGCTTATAGCGTTTCGATGAACCGCCTTGTACAAGGCACAGTCTGTAATATCCGTCACTCGTAGAGCCTAAACGGCAGTTTGCTGTTGATGAACCGCCTTCGCCAAGAGTGCATTTTGTGTATACGTCACTGCCTTTTACATTTGCGTTTGACGCCACTATGTCTACCGATGAGGTCACGCCGCTACACGTTATGCTGCCGCAGGTTATATAGCTACTGCATTGTAGCCACGTACATTCTATGTGCTGACTGGATGTTATGCCTGCGCACGCTAATTCTGCATTAGTGCGCAGCCATAATGACCCATTCTCGTCACGTATTGATGCATACGCATTGCCGCCGTACATAGTCGTAACATAGCTGTTATTTCCGCTCCCACCTCTGCCAGAGTATATTTTCCCCGACATTGTTCCGTTATAGTAGAAATAAATTTCGGAGATGTATCCCCATGACGTTTCCGTAACTGACGGTATCTGTATATTCGCCAAGTCCGTCCGTCCAAGTCTTAAAGTAGACGAGAGGTGTGCTACGTTGTTTCCGTTCTCATAAAGGTCGACTCCCCCACTACCGAACGATGCCGTTGGCGTGTTGTATGCATCGCCTTGATAGAAGCTGATGCCCGAACCTGTCCACCCCGACAGCAGTTTGCCGTCGTAGCTCTGGAGTATTCCCGAACTTGTTATCCTCGTTGCGTAACCACTTGAGTAGCTCTTGTCAGCCGTTGTCACATAAGCACCCGAACTATCGTGCCAGAAGTGGTTGTTATTCGACTTGAACGCAACGTCCGTCTCCACGCTCAACTGCGTGTCCTGTGAGTATCTCGGTTCGCCGTAAGTCTCGTTGCCATCGTCATCAACAAGCACCGAGCGTGTCCAGTAGTATTTGCCACTGACATAAGTCGGTGGTGTGTTTGACCAGTCTCCGTACTGTGTAAAGGTCGAAGATGAATCAGATAAGCAATACTGCATCGTCACATCATCAACAGTCGATACGTCATCAAGTGCTTCCTCGACCTGTTCCTGTACTTCCTGTACTACAGTTGTGACCATTGATATGGCTTGATTAGCCTTCTTATCGTCCGTTGGCGGTGCGGTCAGATTGCCTGTCAGCCACGCAGATCCACCGCCTATGCGAGCCTGTACCGTGTCACCGACATCACAAGCGATGGTCATCTGTACAGGTGTTTCTCGGTCAGAGCCGGTGAGCTGCACCCACGCGGTATCGCCCTCAACACGTTTTACAGTGCCTTGAGTATCATACGGTTGCGTTTTATTCTGCTCGGACGCGTTCAGTGCCGACATAAATTCCTTTACCAGCTTGAACGTCCCACTCATACGGCTGTCACCTCCTCCGCAGTGGATCCACTTGAATCCATGTTTATCTTCTGTGATGTAACGTAATACGCTCCACTCAGGTCCTGTGCAGGGTAATGCAGCCGAACGATGTCAGACGGCATCACATCCGGATGGAACGCTCTGTCATATGAGATCTCCGTGACCACGCTCTGGAGCTCTCTCAGCCTCCTCTTTGCGTAGGTCAGCAGTGACTCATTATCTGACAGCTTGACGGAGGTTTCCTCACTCCACACTTGTCTGCCTCTGCTGATAGTGGACAGCCTTGAGTCAGGATCATTGTCATAGACTGTAGCTGAGTCATCGTCTGAAACCGCCCTGAATACGTTCGGACATTCGAACCAGTCTGACTTAACGCTGACCTGAGGCTGTATCGTATCGTGCGTCAGAGACGAGAACGTCACCGATGCTGTGTCCGCTTTCGGGCAGACGTGGATGGTGCCGTTGCCCTCGATCCATAACCGCCACCCGATAGCATCAAGCAGCTTGGTTATCATCGACAGGTGCGTCTCTCCATCCTCCGCTATGATGTGCTGTGACAGTCTTGGCGAGCCTTCGGATATATCGACGGGTGCAGGACAGACAGACAATAGTTCGTCTATCTGCTCCGAGCCGATAAACCCTTTCGCTGCGTACCACCCTCTTGGCAGGTACATATCCTGCGCGGGTTTCAGCACCGAGAAGCACTCGACATTCATTTCCGAGTAGGATCCGTCTATCTTTCTCTCCGGTGCCGATGTGAGCCCGGTGAATAAAGGGATGTGGTCAGCCCCGCCGTCCTGCTCCACATCCATCCACAAGCGCACCCATTTGTCAGAGCCATACGGGTAGTCGATGCACTTTATATCCGCCGACTGCCTGAGGCCCGTGTCCGTTCGGTTTATGCTCCCCTCAAGTATCTCGAACCGCTCTGAGTCAGCCCACGTTACAGGGTCAACTATTGAAGCGTGATATGCTGTTTTGAAGCCTTGTGCCCAGTTCATTGTTCACCTGCAAATTCTTCGTATGTCATGCCATCCACGTTCTGATCCACCTTCGTTAGGGTGAGTGAGAAGCTGACAATCTTTCCTGCCTGATCGTGTGTCCAGCCTTCCTGGCACTGCACATCAGCCGTATAGCTTGAGCCCTCCGGTGTGCGTACATGACATCTTCCGACATATTCAGAGAGCCTTCGCATTGCCTCAACTATCTCGGTGTCGTATGCCGGGACTGCTACCGCCGACACACTTCCACTTCGGGTAACGCCCTCTCGCCAGTATCCTTTGATGCTTCCACCTAAGAAGCTCTTGGTCTCGAAGTTCTTCGCCCACGATGATGTGAAGTCCATATTGTACTGGAGCTCAACGCGGTCCGTACCGAAGTCGATAATGGCCTTCTTACAGTCAAGGATATCGCTCTGCAGATCCGTGAAGGCCAGCTCTCCGTTTGCCGTTACATAATTCTTTTCTTTCGTTCTGTAGACCAGTCTGTATCCGCCGTGTCTACCGATAGCCGGATACGGATCTACATATTTACTACCGAACTCAGCGCCTTCATAAACAAGAACAGGCTTGTCTGCAGATAAGCGGTAAATATCTACCGTATCCGTGACAAGTGTACCCTGAGGCGCCGAAGGAGTTATCATCGCCACTCTTGCGATCGCATCCATCAGCATTTCGCCCTCTGCTATGAGAGCCGGATCTGTCCAGTGTACTTCGAACTCTTCCGAAGCACTTGCGGACTGACCGATGCTGTCTGTGACCGTTGCCGTAAGGATGTACTTACCACCTTCATCGAGCGACCCGATAAGGTCATCGGTGTCGATGGAGATCTGCGCGGATCCCGTCTGTGTGTAATCCAGTATTATTTCGCCATCAAAGCCGTCCAGAACGCTTTCGTCTGGTCTGCCCAAATGATAAGCGTCTGCCCTTGCTATGGTCAGCGCTGTCGTTCCGGTCAGCGATGCACCCGTTACTGTTGCAGTAAGCGGAAGTTCTGTCAGCGCACGTACTGTCCTCGTTGTCTGATCATCGTCCGTTACAGTTATGTCCTCAAGCGAGTTGATCATGCTGCAGGTGACCGGATCCGCGACTGTAATACCGACAAGACTGCTCCGTTCACTCTTCTGCCCTGATGCCGAAATGACTTCGACACAAAGCTGATACGTGCCAGGTGTATCCCATGCAATCAGATCCGCGTACTCCTGAGTGCTCGTTCTCGCAACGAGTGTGTAGGTGTTCGATGCGTAGGAATAGATCCGCGCTTCACTCTGCGGTGTTCCGACTGTCGAGCCGTATTCCCACGAAGCCGTGAACGTCTTCCCTACTGCCACGATGTCAGATGACAGCGCGAGCGTCGGTATGCTTGGTGACGATGACAGGTTTATCTCGGCTCTCGGCGAAAATGGACTATATGCCTTTGTATTGCCGTCTCCGCTGACCGATCTGACTTTAACGTACCAAGTTGTGCCGGTCTCAAGTCCTGCAATACGCCACGATGTAATGAATGGATTATCCACCTCGAAGCTATCCGGCTGATCAGTGGATTCCCATGCGTTCGGATTCTCTGACCACGTTAGCTCGATGCCCGTTGCGTCAGCCCAGTTATTGACCCACGTAACAAGTACATCATCACCCGACTTTGTGAGTGATATCCCGCTTGGTGCGGTTGCTACCGTTCCGCTCTGCCATATGAGGTCTGAATCCATGTATGATTCGACCGTATAGATGGTCACGCCACCTTCTGTATCCGATGAAGTCGACTTAGGAAGCACCGACCTGACGCCGAACATAATAGTGTCCCCCGATGTCCAAGCAGGACACTTGATGGTAGTAGTGGATGTGCCGTTCAGAAGCCCTACAATCGTTTCTGAGCCGTTTTTACTGTAGATAACGGCCAACTTTGCACCCGATACCTCAGTGGCCTGTGTGGCGGTCAATGTGACCGTCTGATTGGTCTGTGAGGTGTTCGTTACTGTGATAGATGGAGCCTTGAGCTTGCCCACCTTCTGCAGTTTTGGAGCTCCGGGAGTGACGTTGCTTTCGTGCTTGGTGTTGACTCTTGTGTAAAGGCACTGGTCCGGAGACAGTGTCTGATCCACCTGAATGTGTACCGCCTCAGCTCCTGTCGTGTCCTTTATCGTAGCGCCATCTGTCCAAGATGCTCCAGACGGGCACGACATATCACTGTTAGGTACTGCCATTGTCCACTGTACTGTGGTTTCGTCTATCGGGCAGGACTTATCATAAGCCGTGTCCCAGCTGACGAGAATGTCATACCCTGCGGACGTGTCGTTGACTTCGCCTTCAGACTGCGTTGCTTCTTTAGCCGAGCCGTATACCTGACTTGAGTAGGCAGCAGTGTCTCCACCGCATCCTTGTGATACTATCTTCATCAGCCTTGTGTGGTTGCCTGTTGCAAGTACCGCACTGCTCTCGGTCAGTTCTACATAGCCGGTGGCGTTGAAGCCCGTTATCGCGCTCTTGTAACCGCTCTTGGATACATTCGCACCATCGGGCAGTGAACCCTGTGTGGTTATAAGTGTCCATACGGAGTCGGGTGCGTCCTTTGGTGCATAAGTGCAGTTTTTGACCAGCGCCGTATAGACGCTGACTCTGTAGAATGGATACCACGAATCGTTGTCCGTGTTTGCCACTGTCCAGCTGAACTTGCTTTTGTTCGCTGCTGTTAGTTCCTTAGTTACGGACGGTTTCTTCGGAGGATTGAGGTCATGCGACTTCTTGTCCGTCCAATCTGACATATCCTTATTCTTTTGCTTGCCCTTGACCATAAAGCCGAAATTCGTCAGCTTCTTGCCGTTCGGGTATCTGGTGGCAAGGTTGATGCTCACACCCTTCTTTTTTACAGATCCGCCTATCTCAGCCGAATCGAAGGTCGTAGCCTTGAAATACTGCTTTTCGTATCCACCGCTTGGCACGCTCCATTCGCATACAAACTTGTTGCCGTCGCGTGTTATTTTTAATCCTGTTGGCTTGCTTGATTTTGCCATTATGCCGTCCTCAACTGTATGTGCATCTGCTTGACTATCATGTTTGCTGTCTCAAGCGGATCGCCTGCATCGTAAATGTTGATGGTGTTGTTAAACGTCGCTCCGCCGCCCGATGCCTCTCTGATGTCATCCATGAGTGCCTTGCGTCCGTACAGGATCTCATCGTTGCGCTCACCTGCACCAAACAGGGTTGCGTCAGAGAACATATACGGCTGTTTCTCAGCCTTCTCATACCAACTGACTCCCACAGAAGGTATCGATGGCGGGTTTATGCTGAACTTGCCGCTGATACTGAAGTGCGGAAGTGGAATGTGTGGAGGCGATATGTGGAAGTTAAATAACGACTTTATCTTCTCTACCGCTGCCTGGATTTTCGACTTCAGGGTCTCTATCGGGCCCATGAAGTGCTCTTTGATACCATTAGCCGCTGCAGTTATCCTGCCCCAAATAGCAGAACCGAGTCCCTTGACTATCTGTGCCGCTATCTTTGCGACCGCTGATACCACCTTTGGCATCGATGCGATGAGCCCTCTGGCAAGTCCCAAGACGAGCCTACCTCCTGCTGCAAGTATTGCAGGAAGTTTCTGTATCAGCTTCGTCACTATCTTGCCCGCAAGCTCACCGGCTTTCTCACCGATGTCACCACTCTTGCTCATAAGGCCTTTTATAAGTTCGCCTACGATGTGAGCGCCCGTCTGTAACAGCTGTGGCGCTATCTCAGCGATCTTTGACACTATGCCCTTGATGCCTTCAACCACTTGATCAGCACCGGACATATCGCCCGTGAACATCTTCGCAAGACCGTCAGTGACCTTTGTTGCTGCAGGAAGGAACTCGCCCATCATGCGGTTTTTAAGACCTGTCATGGTCATCTGCATGGTGGTCATAGAGTCCTGGAAGTCCGCAGAAGCCTTGACCGCCGCATCAGACATTACCATGCCGTATTGCTCTGCGATCTTCATCTGCTCTTCTATTGCAGCCGAGCCTTCGTTCATCAGCGGACCAAGTTCGGTAGCGCCACGACCAAGCAGTTTAGATGCGAGTGCTGTGCGCTCTGTTTGGTTCTCCATCTCAGACAACTTGCTGATCGTTGCCGTGAACAGTTCGCCCTGTGACATCTTCGCCACTTGCTCTTGACTGATGCCGAGTTCTTGGAAGGCAGATGAATTGCTTGTTGCTTGATTCGACAGAGTTTTCATAACCGGAGCCATCTTGCCGATGTCCGTTCCGGCTCTCTGCAGAACATAATCCCACTTCTGATACTCTTCAGCTGAGAAGCCTATCTTCTGTGACATCTTGTCGACATTGTCCCCATATTCAGCCGTTTGCTGTATACTCTTTTTCAGAGCTGCACCACCGACTGCGAGGCCCGCAGCCAAAGCCGCACCACCGACTGCAGCAGCCTTTGCGACTTTGCCTCCGAAGCCTTTGGAGAATAATCCGCCGACCTTAGTGCCTGCAGATCCCGCCTCTCCACTGAGCACATCCGTTATCTTCCCGGATATGCCTTCGGCTTTCGGTATTATTTGTACATACGCCTGACCTATATCAGCCATCAGTGTCTCCTTTTAATATGGCAGCCTTTGCCGCCTCAAATTCTTCTGCACTGGCGAATGTCTTGCCGTTGGACTTAACGCCCTTATCACGCTTTTCAAGGAATGTAGGCAACAGATGCGCTTTTTCATCCTTGATGTTTGCGTCGATCAGCATCGCCAGCATCACTGTAGACCACGAAGCCTTCAGCCCATGAGCCTTCAGTGCTATTCTTGAATCCATCCCCAGCCCCGACGCAAGTATCGCAAGATACGGAAGCGGGACGCTCTCGATATCGTATATCCGATACGTCTCTGCCATGTCGCATATCAGTGCGTTCCTGTCGAGGACCAGCATCCGAGCCAGGGCTATGAATTTTTTGTCTTTTCGTCCTTTGTTTCGAGGAACATATCCTCAAAGTCTCCCCACATCCACTCGGCTACTACTTCGCCTTTCTCGTTGCGGTTCGACTTCTTCCATGTCGCTATCTGTGAGCGAGTGAACACGCTTCTGATCACCGAGTACATATCCCTCAGCAGAAGCATATTCTCATCATCAGAGCGGTCTTCTACTGGGATCTCCTGTATCTCAAGGATCTCCGTAAAGCGCTCCATTACTTCCCAGTTACCGAACAGATCATTGTCGTATTCGTAGTGGAATCCGTTCTTTGTCGTTCCTTTTACGATAGCCATCTCTTACCTCCTTAAAAAAGAACCCGGGCACGACTCCGCACCCGGGAGAATAACATTCTTTTAAGATGCTGCTTTCGTGTACTCTTTGTGGTTGAAGCCAGCAGTCGAGTCCAGGAGAGCAGTAAGTGTGATGTCATAGCCAACAGCTTCGTTACGCTTATAAGCAATCTCACCGATAGCGGAGATCTTGCCATCAGGAATAACGATTCTCTTGAGCGCACCATCACGCATTATTGTCTCAAACACCCATACGGATTCAGCAGCTTCATCGCCCTTGACTGTTACAGCCATGCCGTTAGTACCCGACAGCGTACCAGTGACATTATCATCACCATACACAGCCTTCTGTACTTCGACTTCAAGGGCACTTATCAGCTTGAACGCGAATGTATCGGATACTTCCGTCTGAACTGTCAGTACGATGTTTCCGCCCATCTCACGGATGTCTTCCGAGCTGATTTCGTAGTTGTTTGTGAATCCGTCTTCGCTGAGGTATCCAAGACTTTTAAAAGTATCGGCGAGAGCAGTAGTTGCATCCGTTGGAAGTGTAGTTCCCTTCGGTGCTCTGTATACCACGCCGGCTACTCTTGGCTTTGCAGCCGTTACTGTTGCCATATCTTGCCTCCTAATTGTGGTAAGTAATAACAAAAACCGCCTGATAGCGGTAACGCTTCGTGGCGGAATCTGTAAAGTTATAATCTGAATTTAGGGAGATATCGAAAACGTTAGTCACCG